GACGGCCCTCAAAGACACTCCCAGTGCTGCTGAACGACAAGACGCCTATCCTCCGTCCGCGGGAGGCCAAGGAGAACGTTATGCAGTGTTCATTCTTCCGGACATGGAAGACTCGTGGTCCTGGCGAAACGCAGATTGATCGCATCATCTCTTCCATTGATTATGCCTTTCAGCACGGCGAACTTGGCGTGCTTGAAGAGTTGGAGTATGTAACTTCTTTTCTCAAATGCGAGGTGATTCGCATTAACGCGGAGACAGCGCAGGTGGAGTGTGGTTTCTGGTCAGAGTCTGTAGGTGGTTCCAGTCGCACCATCGCGATGATTGGTAACTCCATTCTAGCACAGGTGTCTCGTGTGAGGGAGAAGAAGGGCTTCAAGACAGAGTTCACCACAGATATGCGGAAGCCTGCTTTCCGAGCAGTGTTGCCCATTCTGCGGGAACGCCACACGCGGGCATGTTCGGTCAACGTGCCTGTTCTGGCCGACGCGATAGCAGAGTTACAGGCCAAGGGCAAACCAAAGTATGAGGTGATTCTTGATCCATTCAACCGAATTCAGGCGGTGTTCATTCCAAAGGAGATTCTGCTTCCTATTCAGCCTGCGAATGTGAAGCCCGACGAGGGTGTTCCGGTGCGTGACGGATATCACAGTATCTCCAACAAAGAACTGCCGCGAGGCGCAACAGCACGGGCATTCCTAGCAGGAACGAAACATGAGAAGTTTAAGGTTCAGTCGGAGTTGCGTGATCTCACCGGCAACATTGTGGAGTTGGAGTTGACGTCTGGGTTCCGAGTGCCCATTCGGCCGGAAGTGACAGAAACACCAGGTGACGCAGAGGAAGTATTGGAGACTGTGCGGCATGTGCCCGAATCTGAACTTGTGGATGGCGAGCCCAACGCAGAGGATCTTCGCCTAGCTCAGGAGATTTCCTATTCAACGGAGATCTACGAGTTTTTGATGTACTCTCTTTCCAAGGACATTCAGACAGAGGAATACGGCAACCTATTGGCGATGATTACGAATAAGAACCCGAACGTGTATAAGGCATTGACGAAGTGGTTCAAGGCAGAGGCATATGAAGACAGCACCAAGTCCCCGATTGAGTTCGTAAACAAGGTCCGGACGCCGTGTGGTCAGTTCACTGCGAAGGATGCGTGTAACAAGTCGTCTCTCTGCGGGTGGCACAAGAAATCCTGTAAGATCCGCGTCAAGCCTATCGTGGAAAAAGATGCCGTCCTGAAGCGGATCGCGAAGACGTTGCGCGATAACGACAAGCAGCGTGCGTTGGTGTTAGATGGACGATTGTCTCCATTCTTCTCCACGATTCTGTATCTGGAAATGCCTCATGAGTTGATTACGACGGTGATCTAACGACCAGTCCAGATCTTGATTATTGGTAAATGGCGATAAGCTTCCTTTTGATCAATCGTTATACCCCAAGGGCAATACCGATGTATATCTCCGAGCAATGCGTCTGATCTGTGGTTTCTTTGTAGTATACACGCAATCACTCGCTCAAACAAACTTCTGCCGACCCGAGTCGTTATAGGATCAATCAACCGGGCTATATCGTATCGGGCATCCACAAAAGCGAGATACTCGTGCGTGATGATTGACATCCCTCCAAAGCATCCTTTCCACGCGTCCTTTTGATCATAGAACTCTATCAACTCGTCGCTGTTTTTCAACACACGAAGCATCGGCTTCTCTTCGTCTGGACAATCCCAATGATGTTCAAAACTCCATAGGATCTTGTACTTGTCAACGTTCCCATCTATGGGTGAGTTGAGAAAAGCCGAATCATGGAGGATACATGCAGTGTCAAATGGCTTGTGTTTCAGAAAATAGTAATACGGCAAAAGTTCTCCTCGCTGCGGAAATTCGCTCCTCAGCACGGTCACATTGTGCATAAGATTCTCATCTTCTTCGCGAATGAAAGATTGGTCAGAGTTATCGTCTATAATCAAAATAGGATTGTCTCGGTAGAACTTGCGAATACTTGCGTATGCGATCTTCCAGTATGTGTTTGTGACTTCGCTTGTCACGTGGCGGAGGATGATAAATCCGAGTGACCCCATTACATACTCGCAGAGCGAATCAAACCAAAAAAATAACAATCAACTCGGAGATCCGAAGTGATTGTTATTGTATTCTGTTTTTTATGGTTTTTTAGTAGAACACTTTACGCGACGATGGGCTTCACGAAGTGGACCTTCAGGAATCGCTGGAGGTTGAGGTAGGTGACCTCCGTCTTGTCGTCCACGCGCAGCAGCTTGGCCAGCGCAGCGTTGGGAAGAATCCGGCGCTTGAAGGAGGGATCAAAGCAGCTGTGGGACTTGACGTAGTCGGAGATAAACTTGGTGACCTCGGTCTGGGATCGCTTGGAACCGGCTGCGACTCCCATGAACTTGCAGAGCTCCTCGGTAAGGGGCTTCTGCTTAAGAAAAGCATTGTTCGCACGGCGAGCCTCCCAGACAGCGCGCGCCTCGGGGGAGAGCGTCGCGGGGTCAACCTTCCGCTTCTTCTTGGAGTCGCGAGCCTCCTTCTTGGCTGCCTTGGCCGCCTCCTGGACACCCTTGACCGCATCGCGCACGCGGGTCGTGAACTCCGTGGAGAGCGCCTTGAGCTGCTCCGTCAGCGTCGCGAGGAGAGCATCGGAGCTCGCAGCGGGCGCAGCGGCCGTCGCCGTCGCAACCGTGGGCACAACGATCTCGGCCTTGGAGACCGACACCTTCTCAACCTTGGCCTTGGGGGCCTTGGCCGCCTTCACAGCGGGGGTGGCGACAGCGGGCGCAGCGGCCACGGGCTCGGCCGTCTTCTTCGTGGAGATCTTCTTGTCAGCGGGCATCTTGTTTGTCTTGGGGACAGAAGGAGTAGAGGACATTTTTAACGCGGTTGATATACTTCTTACCAACCGCGGTCATGTAAATACCTTACACGGGAGCCGCGGGGGTAGGGTATGTTCAAGTTTATATATATCTTCCCCCTCCAGGCGATGCTTACCCATTTCACCCTCTCGGCGACCACTTCCTTCTATCCGCGTTTCACATTGACAGAAAAATGTGAGTGGCTGGCCTGGACGAACACTGTGATTTTCCAGACAAGCTTTACGATCGCAAACTTGTATGGCACCAACCCATTCGTGCTGGGACAATACTTCACGATCTATGTTATCAATGACACCCTCCACCTTCTCCTCTACAATCGCGACCCGCTCATGTACATCCACCACGTGCTCTCGTTCATACTCGCGGTCTCTCAACGATGGATGTCGTACGACAACGCCTATGCAATGACCCAATCGGGTGCATTCTTGGAAGCATCAAACATATTGCTTGGAACGACGTGGCTTCTCAACAAGGCTGGATACGGAAAAACACTTGCGGTGAAGATCCTCGGTGCCATATCCTTCTTGGTATACGCAACACTTCGGAACGTGATGTTCCCCAGGTATATCATATACTTCGCCCCCAAAGAGGTTGGCACTGTGATGTTCATGTTGTTCATGCCCCTGAACCTCTACTGGACTTGGAAGATTGCCCGATTCATTCGTCGGACAAATCTGGGTTCAACACCGATACAGAGCAGACAAAACAGAGAAGGCCATCGCATAGGGATCCTTGTGGAGAAACAGCAACCATTTCAGAGTATAAACCGAATGTAAAATGTATTGGTTTGGTGGCATATGACGAGCTGCCTCACCGGCCCGGGCACATAAGCGTATTGCCTTTTCACGGAAAGGATCGCTCGGCCGAAAAACAGTTTCAATATCACGACCGAGCAGCAGAAACGCTGTCGTGTACTCGGCCTTTCTAAATTCCATAAAGGCATCGGGTCTAACATCAACGAACCCATTGTCGGCAAAGAGTTGGCAAATCGTAACAAGCCGTCCACAAAGACGTTGTTCGTAGACAGCGCTTTCTTCGGGTTGTGGTTCACGATGTCTTCCACGGAACCCCCACAACGCCCGAAGTCTCTTTCGGGTATCGGCGTCCAGCAGCTGCTTGGTATACGGATTTGTTATCTGGAGCGCCTGAGTGGACCATGCCCAGATAGACGAAAATGAAAACCACCAAACTTTGCCATTCTCTTCAAACGCAAAGTAGTCCATAGGATGTTGCCTCTCCTTCTCGTTTCCACTTACAAGTTCTTCATCGTTCACAAGGTTCTTCCGTGACAAGACGCCCGGACCTGCCAATCCCAATCGCTTGCGAACAATCCATCCACGGACACATGCTTGAATTTTGGGAAGACCGACGGCCCGGGTATTGTTTACGGCGACCCATAGAAGGGGAGTTCGCATTCTCGCGTGACGACCACATAGAGTATGTGATCTCATCGCCTGCGCCGGACAGGGATCCGACGACCCCTTTCGCTTCACAGCAGCACATTGCATTCTATTGTCTTGTAGTGGCACTTGAAAACTGAAAACATGCGGTCAAAACGGATTCGCGTTCCAGCAGACCATGAGTAGCACAATCCCACAATCGTTCAATATGGCCACCAATGCAATTATCTCTTCTTCCAACTTGGACATCAGCAAGATCTCGTTCGGCGACATCCGTCTCAATAAGGCGGGAGGCAAGTCAGTTCCTATCAAGTACAATGGTCAGTCTCTTCAGATCCGACTTGAGAAGGCAATGTATCCGATGGGTGTGAACGTTCGGGAGTCAGAGAACGGCACCAACTACACGATGAGCCTGACGCTGAAGGGCTGTGATCCGTATGCCAAGGAGAAGGCTGGCCCTGAGGCTGGCTCCCTGGGCACTCTCTACAACTTCCTAGGCGATCTTCAGAACAAGCTTCTGGACACGGCCGAGACGAGCAGTGTCAAGTGGTTCGGCAAGGCTCGCACGCGACCTGTGCTTGAGGACACGATGAAGCAGTTCATCAGTCCCAGCGTTGAGAAGGTCGGTGGCGAGTGGGTTCCGTCTGGCAAGTATCCTCCCAGCCTGCGCATGAAGGTTCCTGTGTACGATGGCCGCGTCGCAATGGATGTGACTGACAGCGCTGGCAAGGCTGTCGCAGTGGACACGGACAACATCGCGAACGTCTTCCCGAAGCGTGTGGAGGCAAGCATCGTGGTCAGTCCCGGCATCTACGTGTCGGGTCAGGGCTGGGGTGTTACGTGGCGTGTGAGCTATGCTCGCGTCACGCCTCCTACACGCACGACGGCAGCCGATGTCTTCAAGGACGAGATTGAGCAGGAGCTCAAGGCTGGTCCTGCGGCGACTCAGCAGGTGACGGACTATGATCAGCAGGATGAGACTCCCGAGGAGGAGGAGGTGTCTGTTCCGTTTGTGGAGACGCCGACTGCGCCGACGCCTGCGCCGGTTCCTGCGAAGACCAATCGCCGCCGTGTGGCTGTGGCGTAAGCAGTGACCAAACGCGAGACGAAGTAGAACAAGAAAAAACGACGAGATCATCGTCAACAAAAAACACTTTTTCCTTTACCGGAAAGTCAAGCGGTGTTGCGATCGTCACACATCCTCGCTTGGCTTCCAGAGACTTGCGACCACACTCTTGACATGTATGAACCACAGGCATATCGGCCAGCATGCTAGGAGTCACAATACGGACAGGACCGTTCAGACATTGCTCTAGGACCTTGTGAGGCGTTGACCACTGCTCATTTATGAACCGATCAAACACATGGCGTGGTAGGTGGGACCACAGATCGTTTGTTTCCTCCCATCCGTCCTCCTGGAGGAAGGTTCCGAACTCGGTGTCGTGAAACCAAAGAATATGAAATCTGGCATGGTCCTTCAGATCGTGCTCTACACATCCAACCCTCTCCAGGTTATCGTCATACAACCAATGCACATTTGCGTGCGTGTATCGTGGATCACGTGTTCCCCGATATACTTCGCGTCCGTCCATGTCCCAGGTGTCCGCCATGGCATCTAGGTCATTCTCCGTGATACCGGATCCAACATCCTTGTACACGAACCCAGGCTTGATTTTTGATAGCATTATTGTTCAACGAGGTTATGCGAATGAGACCGAAACGCGCACATCATGGCGACATACCGTCTTGGTGGCAGAACGTGAGAGCTCGTGGCGCTTCTTGCGTGTTCCATCGGCTGTCTGGATCACAGTAGAACACTCATCCATGTCCTTCTGGATATCGTCAAAGTTTGCCTCTAGGTAATCCAGCACATCATCCTGGATGGCCCACTCAAAGAAACTGAGCTGACCAACGGTGGTGTTCATCTCCATGAACTGGATCCGCTTCCATCGGCAGAAGGGATCAAACATCTTTTTACTATACGCCTTGAGGTGTGACTTGTAGGCCAAGTACACGATCACGTGACGGCCTGACTTGGTCATATACGAAATGTTGTGCTTCTTCGCATAGTTGGTCACGAGCCAATCAATCAGACGTAGACTGACACGAGACTCTCCGGTAATGATCTGCTTGACCCTCTCCAAAGTGGTTTGATTGCCATAGAATGTTGAGAGTCTGTGAAGCACGAGCTGCTCTTTGCTTTGAATCTCCATGGTAAGTTTGCGTTCGCTCATTGAAAATGGGTTAGATGTTGTTTTATAAGACTAGGAAATGGAACCTATCATATTCACTGACGAAGCCATGAAGGCGCACATTGCGGCAGGGCTCAAACAGATGGAAGACGAGCGAATCAAAGTTGGATTAGAACTGTATACTGGCGAAGTTGGCGCATTCTATTCAAGTGATACAGGAGCCGAATTGAGTGCGTTAGACAACCATGAGGAGGAGTTCAAGGAGATGATTAATGACATGTTTGAGAAACTTCCGGCGGAGAAGAAGCTTCTGGAGGGTACCATAGTTCCAGAGTATAATCCTATTATTCAAAACGGGTTTTCAAATGGCGAGCCAACAATAGACCAATGGAAGAGCGTCTCACCGAGTGGTTGCTTGACAACCGGCCCTATACTCACCTCTCTAGACGGATCAAGCAATTCTGCTTGTATTGCCATGCCCTTAGTCCCGAGCTGCCCTATGGAGTCATCCGACGAGCAGTCTGTCCAATCGTCGGGCGACTCATGCTCGGAGAACTTGGACGACTGTGGCAACGGGACCGGTGTTACGAACGAGTCCTCCGAATGTACGGTGCCAATGATCAGCGAACAGACGGATGGCACGCAAAACGAGGTGAAATGGTCACCGCCTCTGAAGTCTATGGTGTCTTCGGATCCGACTCTGCCCGGCGAGAGGTTATGATGCGAAAGTTAGAACCGCGTCCTCCCGGCGAAGGGCCAGGGATCCCGGCGCTGCTGTGGGGCACTCGCTTTGAGCCAGTTGCCAAAAAGATCTACGAGGAACGGACCAAGTGTACTATTACGGACGTGTCGTGTGTCCAGCATCCTATCCACAAGTTTCTAGGAGCATCACCGGACGGACTGATTGTATGCGAGGACCCGAAGCGATACGGCCGACTTGTGGAGTTCAAGTGTCCGATCAGCAGGATTGAGAAGCCAGAGATCCCACCTGGATACGTGCATCAAATGCAGATGCAAATGGAATGTACGGGGATTGATGAGTGCGAATATGTTGAGTTCCGCTTCAAGCAGGTCAACTACTCAGAGTGGACAAAGACGGACAAGCCCAAGGGAGCCTTTACGGTCTACGAGAGTGGCAAGGTGGTTTACGACGTTGAGATCTACGAAGATGACACGCAGGTGATCTACTGGATTCTCAACGGTATCAAGGAGGACTTTGTGCCGAAGGATCCGAACTGGTTGCCGAACCATCTGGAGGGCCTGCGGTCGTTCTGGAATGAAGTTCTGGAACATCGCAAGAATGGCACGAAGCCAGAGGAGAAGAAGGTGGCTGTAATTAGCATGGACATATAGATTTAAACGGTACATTCTATACGTGATCATGACGGTGACATTTGTATCTGCGTTCGTTGATCTACAAGAGGACAGATCAACAGAGAAATCCATAGAACGGTATCTCGCACTCCTCGAAACACTTACAAACGCAAACGTGCGTCTCCACGTCTTTGCAAGTCCCGATTATGCAAAGAAGATTCACGTGAAGAACGGAATAGTTGAGCCGATTGAGCTTTCGTCTCTGAAGGCATTTGTCGATGCTCCACAAGATGTGCCCAATACTCGGACCACTACGAAGGACACTCGAAACTATCTAATTCTCATGAACTCCAAAGTGGAGCTTGTCAAGCGAGCTATTGATTCCGGCAAACATTCCTCTACGCATTATGCGTGGATAGATGCTGGTATCTGCCACGTATTCAGCAATCCTTCCAGGACACTTGGCTACCTCTCTCTGATGGATCATTATGATATTCCGAATTCGTGTATGTTTGTGCCCGGGTGTGCCGATGTCGGCCACGCCAGTTTCGACATTATTGACTGGCGCTTCTGTGGTGGATTTTTCCTTGGAGATACGGCATCCATCCAGACCTTCTACGAGTTTTACGAACGATTCTATGCGTCTCTTCCAAAATTGACATGGGAAGTAAACGTGTGGTCGTTCTTCGAGACGAATGGATGGAACCCGTCGTGGTATTCTGCGGATCACGACGACAGTATTGTGTACATTCCGGTTGAGCGCACGCTTCTGCGCATTCCAAAGAACCCGGGCGTTCATTGGTATGGAGACCTTAGTAAGTGTTACGAGGGAGGCGCAATTGAATCCTATTTGAAGGAGTCGGTAGAGAGACAGTCCGCATATAAACAGATCCTCTTTGCACAATCCGATGGACTTGATGGGCCAAGATATGACGAACTGAAGGCTATTGCGCCCAACGCGATTATACCTGCTCTTTGTACGCGCGACCTTAACGCACCCGACATCCTCCTTCTTCCACTTGATGACGACAGCTTTCGACATGGTGTACTTGGCGCGATGCCTTCCCATACGATGGTTCCGTGGGACACGCGGCTGCCTATTGCGTTCTGGAGGGGAGGAACAAGTGGATATGATCGGATGACCATCCGTCGGAAGGTCGTTACGAAACTCATCTCCAACTCATCCTGCGATGTACGCTTCACACGTGGCGTCTCTGCCGCTTCCGATGCTGCTGTTCCGGACGAATACTTCGCACCGCATCGTGTGGCCATAGAACAACACTTCGCATACAAGTATATTTTGATTGTGGACGGAAACGTTATCGCGTCGTCTCACCAGTGGGTCTTTGGTTCCGGATCCGTGCCAATTATGGTAACACATCCGGGCAACGGGTATTGGTTTCAAAAGTATCTGGAGCCGATGAAGAATTATGTGCCCGTCTCATACGATCTGAGCGACTTGGACGAAAAAATTGAATGGCTTGTTGCTCACGATGTGGAGGCCCGAGAAATAGCAGACAATGCGCTTCGGTTAGCGAGGACCGTCCTTTCATCCGAGTTCCAGAAGAAATACATCGATGATGAGGTCCAGCGGATTGTCAAAAGAAACCCGACGATCGGTGTTGCGATTCCGTGTTACAAACCACACATTCCCAATCTAAAGGCATGCCTCGATTCGATTGAGGCACAGACCACCAAGCCAGATGACGTAGTGGTTGTATGTAGTTCGACGGAGCCAACCGATATACCTTCGGATTGGAACTACACATTTCCGTTGCGGATCATCACGCGATCCGACAGACGAAACGCGGCCCAGAATCGCAACGAGGCCGCATCTCATCTGAATACCGATTTCATATCCTTCTTCGACGGCGACGACATCATGTATACAAACCGGATTGAGAGCGTGAAGACATGCGATGTCGATATTCTTCTACACGCCTTCTCGGAAACAGATAAGTGTGGCAAAGAGCCCTCAACATACCTTCGAAATATATTGGCACGAGCACCGTCAGGTTGTGCCGTATGCGTTACCAACTACACTGCGCTCATTCATCATGCACATGTAACGTGTCGCAGGTCAATCCTTGAGCACGTGCGATTTCACGAGGAGCCTGAGTATGAACGACGAGAAGACGCAGTGTTTTGCGGAGATGTTCTGGCGAGGAAAAATATCACCAGCGTATACATCCCGCAGCCGTTGTCACTCTACATCATGCAGGGGGTCACGTTACCGAGTATTTAATGAAATGAAACTGCTTTGAATGAGAGCCTGGGTAGTTGTACTCACACCATCCAAATAAGAATAATCCAGTGTCCAGTTTCATGGGCAACGGCTGCCATACCCGCAGTTTGAATGTGAAGATCAAGTTCATAATAGCCATTTCATTTGAATAGGCCATCGGAAAGCGGTTCATTGTGGATTCTAGTTCTTCAAAGGAAGTCTGGTCCAGTAAGGATGTGTCGTACATGAACATACAGTTCAGAAAGTAGTGATCATCCAAAATTGATTGCGGATACTCGGAGAACAACTGCTCCGTAGCGGCTGGATTGGACTTGAAGTCCATTTGCCCCTTGAATCGTTTGCCATTGTCGTGTAGATCCGAGTCGTCTGGCGCGAGAAACTTACCCCTCCAATCTAGTTCTAAGAGAGGTGCTACAGAGTTGAAAACTCGATGCCCAGCGTCCAGAAAGACAACCCGTTCCCACCGACGGAAATACGTCCGAAACACCTGCAACTTATCCCACTGATAGAGCTTCCTGAAATGACGTAGATCATTCTCTGCGTCGACGTAGATAGGGAATGCCTTGTGCTGCTCAATCAATGCATCTGTTGGTATGTGTGAAACATTGTATATTTCAACTCCAGGCAACGGCTCGGGATTGAAATCTACTGCGATAAGAACGATGTCTCCAGACCATCCACCGTTTGTCCGGAGTTCCTGTATCGTTCGGGTAGCTCTTGAGTAATATTCTTTATCAGTCAGCGTCACAAATACGGTAGACATTGTCTATACAATAGAGTTGCGAGCCTCTTCTGCTAACGCATGGTTTCCACTTGCCGCTGCGTTTAGGATGAAGTTGTACTGCACACAGGCGTGGTCTTCAACCGTCTTATGATAGTTGGTAGCAACCGAGTAGTAATCTCCAAAGTAGAGGGAAAACCACTCAGGGTGCTGGTCGTATACGTACACCATCACTTGTTCTTCTGCGTGACCAACGCCGAGCATGAGTTGTTCGTACATCATCGACATCATACACGTATAGAAACGTGATACATGCGATGCCTGCACTGTAATGACGGTTGCGGCAATCCCACACTTTCCGGTAACATAGTTCTGAATCGGATAGAGCTCCTCGTGCGGACGATAGTGAATGTAACAGCACGCGATTCCTGGACGTGGGCGTGCAAGGATAGGATAGATGGATTCTGGTACAGAACGCGCAACATGTGCGGCACCAATGTCCAACCACATGTAATGGTCTGACCTCACAGCCTGGCTCGCGATCTGAAGCGCATGGAATTTGAACATGGTGAGCAAAAAGTACTCGGGTGTGTTGCGAGAATCGGAAGAAGGAGCCGTGATACGATTCGCAGCTATAATCGGCAAAAGCGTCGAATAATAATCATACTCGTGGATAGGCTTCACGAAAAACGTAGTAGGTCGGTCTTCGCGCAAAGCAGCCAGATCTGCATGAGTAGACTCATCGCAGAAAACAACCATGGGAGCCTCAATAGAAAGAACCTTCTTCGCATGTTCCATATAGAAACTACGAGGACGCCCTGTTTTGAGCTCAAAGAACATTGTGACAATTGTCGTCATTTAGAATCATATTGGTTAGTGGTTGTAAATGTAACTAGTGGTTGCGGGCAAGAACCGTAAGCCCGTTGCAATTTGTATACTTCTCGCGGATCGTCCACTCCGGATGCTCCTCTAGAAACTCCAGCACAGCCGGCCACAGTCCCCGATTGATTTCCGCAACGGGAATGCCGTAGGTGCGACTCTGGCTCTCTGCATCAAATCCACAACGAATCGTCTCGCCCCTCCACTTGTCGATCTCCGTGTCGTGGAGGATAATATACCTCGTTGCGTACGTGTTCCACCGATTGAGCTCGCGTTTCAGCTGACCATAGATATGCCATGTGTCGATAAACAGTAGCTCGGTCTTCTCCATCGGGCACTCGAGATCACTCATTTCATAATATACGAACGGAACACCCTCTCGCTCGCAATTCCGATGGAACTCGTCAAGCCCTGGGCTGCGCTCCGGATCCACCTGTACGAGCTTGCACTCGGGACGACCCACCAGACCACTTGCGAATGCATAGGAGCTGATTGCCCCGCGAACACCGCACTCTGTGATATGAGTGCACATAGCCGCATATCCTGCGAGTGTCGGCAGGTGCTCCCCAATATCCGTCGGCTGCTTGCTCATCGCAACGCACTGAGATGCGATGTAACTCATTTGGGATCATATGGCATATTCAATGTAAATGCTACCGCTGAGACGGCTTATAGCGGAACCTGTCTAACGCGCCCATCAAACATCCCGCCTTTTCGACAACCTGCACCACAGGACGCGGTGCGAACTTGACATTCCACTCATCGATGGTGTATCCGCTTCCCATACTGATATTACACCGACCGCAGATTGGAACCAGATTGTCCAGAGATGTATGTCCGCCTTTGCTCTCGGGAATGTTGTGTCCACACTGGAAGTCGAATACGCTGATGTTGTTGTGACACCATGTCACACGACACTTGCCCTGAAATGTCTGTCCCATATTCTTCAACCAAACCTGTTCGCGTAGTGCCTTGGGTATCTTGCCTTTCTTGTACGAGGGCTCGGGTGCCCCACCTACCACATCTACAACGCGGGAATGGATCATTATAGTTTAAACCACGAACGCTCTATATTGGTTCACCTGGAACGGGGTCTCAAACCCAACCACCGGTCCAAGTGAGTACGGTGCGGGATCTACGTGGTTGGTCGTCTGCCGATGCGATGAGTCCTCCATGGACACCGTCTGCCTCACCTGGGCCTTATCAAGGAACTCGGGTTGGAACCGCTCGCGAGATTGTAACAGAACGAACGCGATCACAAGAATCGCGGCTGCGAGGAAAAGCCAGTACTTCATTGTTTAGAGTCCGTGAAAAAACGTATAGCTTTCTGTCTAACTCAGAGAACAAGTAATGGAGGACAAGGCACTAGAGATTATTCGGCTCATGGTTGGTCGCCGAGGACTTGACATGAAGACAGAGCGTGTGATTACCGATGCGATTGAGAAGGTCAATCTGTATACGGTAGGCGGCATCCTCGTGGTCTTCAGTCAAAAGGACAAGGGACTGCTGGAGCGCGACATCAAGAACTTTGTGGAGTTCGCATCCAACAATGACTATGGCACCGGTCTCATCATCGTTGCCCTCATGCCGCCGTCGGACAATGTGCTGAAGACAATCAAGAACATGACCAAGGAGCAGAACATTCAGTTCTTCCACATCCATCAGTTGAAGTTTGACATTACGACGCACCGCATGGCTATGCCCCACCGTATCCTCAAGGAGGACGAGAAGCAGGCGGTTCTCAAGCGATATAACATCACCAAGCCCGAGGAGCAGCTGCCGTGGATTGACTCACAGGATGCGATGGTCAAGTGGATTGGCGGTCGTCCCAAGGATGTGATTGAGGTGACACGACACAGTGATGTCGCAGGTCGTCAGCTCTACTATCGCTGGTGTGTGCCAGACGTAAATATTGCCTGAGAACAATGGATGAACTCAAAGCAAAATACCAGAGCCAGAGCTCCGAGTATGACAAGCTAGTAGAGAGCGCAGTGGCTTCGCGGGACATATCCCAAATTCCAAAAATCAAGGAGCTCAATGCTGCCCTAGCAAAGACGCTGAATGCTATGATTGAGAAGTTGACCTTTTTGAAGAAGGATTCACCGAACCTGAAACTTGAGCGTGATGTGCTTGTTCAGCGACTCGGTCGCATACAATACGAGTACAGCGGTCTTCTCGCAAACACGGATAAGCTTGAAACTCTACGACGGATTCGCCAGCAAGAGAGTGTTGAAGGAGATCGCTGGCTCTACTGGTATATTTCGGCGTTTCTTCTCCTCTCGTTGATTCTGATTCTCTACCTAGTGTTTTACGGAAAGAGTGAGGCGACCGCGGCGATCGCAAGTGCTGTCCCAATCACACCCGCCTTGACATAATATCCCGATGTGTCAATCGGTATTTCCTTGTCCGCCAACCGTTCTGTATCCAACTTGTCCTCCATCTTGGGGCCCTCCTTGCGAACCTTTCGGATCTCCTCCTGCATCTTTGCCAGTTCCGGATTTGTCTTGGAATAATCCTTCACAAATTTGTCAACGAATTGCGAGTCCTTGATCGCGGCGGCTTCCAGCGTGCCGACATAATCATCCAACCATTTCTGTGCGTTCTCGGCCGCAATCTTGTATGCCGAGTTCCCTGAGACCTTGTATTCCACCATGTTCTTCTTGAACAAACCAAGAACAGTATCAAAGTCCTGTGCCATTATCTTGTTTGATAGTAAACAAAATGCCTGTCGGATCCTACTTAGAACTCAGCACACCCCGTCACGTAAAATTGACAACTTCTGCGGGCGAGCACACTCGGTATGTCCGGCTGGCAGCCCAGATCGCACCATACATCAACGACGGTGTAAGTGCCGCTCCTCGCCTTGGCTGGAAGTCGCCTGCTCTGTCCACTGAGGCTCGGCTGATTGCGCCCATCTACGGAATCCTCAACGGATTACTTCCTAACCGTAGATAAGGGAAATGGGTAACGTAAGTTCGTGTCCGGCTGGATTTGAATCTGGAGTATTGTTGTCCTGTCATGCACAGTGTCCGGCAGAGTTTAAGTATGCGCAAGAGGCCGGGACTCCGCCCACGGAAAGATGTGTTCACGTGGCACGAAACAACCGGTTCGTAACACTCCAGTCAGTGCCTGCTCCCCGGCAAGGCGAACCTCTACCAGCTGCCTATGCGACAGAGACAGATCGCGTTGCGACAGAGATCGCAAAGGTCAAGGGTCTCATCAAGGCGGATGAAGCAGAGGAGAAGGCTCTGGGTATGCTTCGTGATCAGAAGTTCGGTAACGAGAGGGAGTACTCTCGCATCCAGAGCGAGTATGCAAACTTCAACCAGTACACCGAGAATGCGAAGGCCGTCAAGAACGTATCAGACAGTCTCAAGCCTATGCGGCCTCCTACGGCACCGAGTTCAGAACTAGAGACTGAACGAAGGAAGATCATTGACGCACAAGAACCGTATTTCCTTTTCATTCAGGTCGCGCTTGCTCTCATCGTAACGGCACTTGTCGGCTATATGATTCTTCCCGCTCAATACGCTCATGGAATCGCATTTCTGCTATTGTCCATGGCGATCTCTTTCGGTTTCTTTCTAAGGAGATGAGTAATGGGTATAGGATCAAGTATTCCGGGGGGACCGGCAGGGGCAGCGCCAGTCTTGTCGTTTCCAAAATGTCCAACACCGTTTGAGAGTTCGGGGAACCTGTCGTGCGTTATGCAGTGTCCGACAAATCGCGGATTTGAGAGGACCAACGCGAACGGTGGGTTCAAATGCGCATACAAGGCAGATCCACAGAATGCCGTGACGTTGAGCACTCTCTCGGCGGTGATGTTTGTCGGTAGCACAATGAACGATCTCAAGACAAAGGATGCCAAGGCGTATTCCGAGTTCGTGAAGGAGCGAGACCGTGTGAACAATGAACTCTCGGTTCTCTATGCCAACCTGGACAAGAAGCAGAAGCTCACCGACGCATTCACATCGCTTCAGTCGGCTGAGAATGCGCGAGACACCGCGCCCGATGCGTATCAGCAGGCTCGCACGCTCTACTATACTCTGCTGAAGGGCGACGCATGGAAGGAGGAGGAGAAGTCCAGAATCTCCAAGGCAGAAGTAGATCCCCTTGTGAACAGGTACAAGACGAACCGCGACTCGGCTCTCAACCAATACAACAATCAACGCAAAACAGTGGAGGTTGTAACAGGCCTCAAGGACAAGGTGTTGTCGCTCAAGGACGAATTCAAGTACTCGGTAGATACATTTACGAAACAGCTTGGGAAGGTCAAGAATGCCATCAACATGGAACGTCGCGATCGCCAAACCGAGACCGTTGTCAGCCCTTGGTCGTGGCTGGATGTTCTTCTCAATCTCGCGATCATATCAAGCCTGATTTATGCGGTGATGGTGCTCTACCCCAAGGTATTCCGGAAGCCCGAATTGCCAACCCAGACTATACGTCTTGTGCGGTAGACATTGATATCAACAATCTACGAAAACATCAATGGAGATCACGGATCCAAGAACTGTCGCAGACTTTCAAAAAGCCACATTCTGTGGACATCCACGAGCACATGTTGTGAAGGTTCTCCTTCAAAATATCCAGCTCGGACACGCAGATTACGCTTGCTATTGGTCGTTAGAGCTATTGTGCTCTGGATTGGTTCATACCCTTTGGATGGCTCTTTTTGAGGGAGCCGCACTTCACGTCAATCGGGCTCAGCCACGCGTTTTTCTCTACTTGGCCGCAGCGTATGAGAGGTATGCCTCTATTGAATACCGATATGCCGTTCGTGAGATGACGACGATCCGCAACAATATGGATGTGCGTCAGATGATCTGTTCCGCTGCTGCTGCTATCTCAATGTGTCGCAAGAACAAACTACCTAGTTTGCCCACCATCAAACCGCTTCACGACTTTGATCCAGTTACCATTCAGGAGTCTTTGAAGGCACCCTCTACTCTGTTTGGCCGGTTGGTACTGAGACGCGATGACCCGATGACAGTCGCAGTTCCGATGAACGAATTCGTGTACTGCCTCCGTCAGGATGTCCGCGATGTGACCAGGGCTCTATACTGGATGTCGTGGGTGTATGCGTTTGCTCGCGAACACAAGAAGCAGACGAAGCAGCCACTTATCTTTGCGAATAGGTCTGATGAATACGTATCTGTGGCACATGGAAATCACGTTGCCTGGATCTTCTGGGACGCGATTCAAAAACAGACACAGCCTGCTGCGCGGGAGTATATTGACGTGCTTTATAGAATGTATGGTCTTCGTTGGTCGCCTGCGGACGCCAAAACTCGCCAGGCACTTATGATCACAGCGATTGTTCTTGTGTGTGAAGGCCACACAATAGACTCAAATCCCGTCACAGGTGACTCGCTGGCGATTGCGAATGTGCTAAATGGTATTCCGGGATGGTTGGATGCCATCAGCCGCATGCAGAAGAGTTTTTCCTCGTAAAGACTAAATGAACATCAAATTGAAGGCCGCTCTCACCGCAGGACTGATGTTCTTCATCATCTCCCATCCCTTCGTCTATCAGTTGGTTGATAAGGTTAGTATGGGACTCTTAGGCAACGTTGCCTCCCCGGCAGGCTGCCCGACAAACTGGGGTTTAATCGTTCACTCCATCGTCTTTGCCGCGGCCACGTTTTACGGAATGCGTTTGTAAAACGTATCCTATGCGGAGTAGGACTCCATAACATACTCAAAATGATCCCCGAAATCTCCGCCTCTAAGGTAGCGGGTTTTATCGGACTCCACAAGTATCAGGACCCTACTGAGATTGCCTACGAGCTTCTCTGTAAGGATCTTGTCGCAAAGACTCGCGTTGCCGAGATTGAAAAGGAGTATAATCTTCGTCCGTATTCCAAGCTGGTGAATGAGATTCTTCGCGAATGGCCCATCATGGACATTGTCCAATCCGGCATCAAGGCTGCTCAGCAGACGACCAATGTACAGGGTGTTCTTGGGGAAGTTGAGCTACAGGCCGGTCTGGTCCTAGATCTACGCAAGGATACGTACCCCAAGGAACTTCGGGCACGATTGGTCCAGGAGGTGCGCGGTGCGGTGTCTAAGCAGCGTGGTCTAAAGAACGAGGAGGCGATCCTAGACACCTACGAGGCGGCCAAGGATGTCAAGGTGACGGAGCGGAACACAAAGACGATCAAGAAGGACTTTGGGACCTTCAAGCTGGTGGGTCGGTGTGACGGCTATGTCGCAGCAGAGAGTCGCATTGTAGATTCCAAGGACCGCACACGTCTGTGGCCGCAGGTTCCGTTGTATGATGAGCTTCAGCTGCGCTGCTACATGAACCTGTATGACGCGAAGGAATCTGAATTGATTGAGCGGTTCCCGGACCGGACAACGCGTCACACCAAGTATATGAACACTGCCGACAAGTGGGATGGAATTGAGTCAGCGATTCGGCGTGGAGTAGACAAGCTGAATGCCGCACTTCACGATGAGGAGGAGCTAAAACGTATCATTTTCGCGAACGGCGTAGCAATTCAGTAAATGGAGATCCAAATCCTGTCCACGATTCCGGAAGAGTGGGCAAAGAAGGGCGGTGTAACATACGAAACAAGGTTTATTTACCTCGGGTTCAGTCGGTATGATACAGTTCGGAAGGTTCTCGCCAAGTTCACATCCGATACCGATCACATTCACTACTCAGAATCGGAGTGTACTGTCAACGTCTTCTCACGAGGCTATCACGCAGAGTTTGCGCGCGTAACGGTGTATTCAGAGTCACCTCGGGTGTGGTCTGAGGAGTTGGGTCCTGGAGAGATTCACTTCTTCGTCCAGCAACCAATACAGGTTGCCTGAACCTGTCCAAGAATCGGGCTCTTGGAAGCCATAACAGCGGCCTGAACAACCATCGGGATTACCGTGTCAACCATGTTAATCAGATCTGATTTTTCCTCTAGGGACTTGTCCGACTTGCCAACGGTAACGCGAAGAATACGCTGAAGCATCTCAAGCTTCTCCTTGCCTCCGAGCCCTGCCATCAGCTCAATCTTCTGTGCCATGAAAATACACGTAGGAATGAGATTATCAAGGTCAATCTTACCCTCAAAAACGTGGAGGATTGCGTCGGCCTGTTCGTGAATAGGGTTGGTCTGCATTGCGGTTTGTTTAGTCTTCACAAAAGATCGTAAGCAAACAAACATGGACCTCCAGGAGATCTTGTCGGTTGCCATCGGCACCCTTATTGTTGTCGTTCTTTCGCACTTCGCCGTCTTCTGGGTGGTCCGAACACTCTACCCGCCGCAGAATCAGACGGTGTACATGCCGGCACCCGTTGCGCCCGAGCCCATGCCCGTTTTCACACCGCCGGCGGTAACAGAACAACATGTTACACTTCCAACGTATGAGACGGCTGTACCCGCTGAGGCCCCACGCGAAGAGAGGAAAGGACCCCCTCCCGCTGAGAACACCTCAATACGCCGGGAGCCCGGGGTGGATGTTCCTAACGCATAATGATTTCGCCGAGCCGACGGCGATCTTTATGGACAGCAACGACAAACCGACTGTCGTCTCTCTTGTCCTGGATGAGCGTGTGTTTTCAGACACAGTGCTTCGTGTCACACGGTTGTCCAAGGATGTGTATCTGGTATGCGACATCCGGTATCTGAACGGAAAGTGTATTTATGAGACGATGACATACACGCAGCGCCAGGAGAAGATTGCGGAACTGCTGGATCTTTTTCATTACCCCGACATGGCCGCCTTGATTGGATACGATGTCGTTCCAGAGGATACCCCGATCCGTGGGTGGGAGACGTATGATGACATGCCAGGGACGATGGGTGTATTTATTCCCGCGGATGAATAAATGGCTGGTTGTTCAACAATGGGCGGTCGTCGCCACCGTAAGAGCAAGAAGGGTAGTCGCAAGACACGCCGCCGCCTGCGGGGTGGTAACTTTTATGGACCCACCGGTGCGATTTCGCCCGGCGCGATGGAGTGGGGTGCGGTCTCCAATGATGCGTATAGTTCCGCCACGGGTGCCAATCTTGGACCTGACCCCGGTGCGCCTGCTGGCACGGGCGGTCGTCGTCGGTCTCGCCGCGCCAGCCGGAAGTCCAAGGGTAAGAAGAAGACCAGTCGTCGCAAGATGAAGGGAGGTGCCTTCTCCCCCGGCAACATCAACTCAGCCAATACGGGATACGGCTATTCCAGTGGTGGCAGTTCGTGGGCCTCGGGCTCCGGTTACCCGGTAACAACGGGCTATGCCGCCAATGTAGGTGGCGCACCTATGGGCGCAGATGGCGTCCGTTCAGCCTAAAAACCGCATCCGCATACACATACGGCATATAATCCGGATCGTTGGTCACAATTCGCGGTCCGCCGTGTACCATGGTTGTCAAAAACATCTGCTGAACCTCAAGCTTCAATGTATTATACTTGATCCATTCTGACCATGCATTGTAGATTGTCAGCGTACTTGATAGAAGCGCAAACAGGTCCGACTGACCACACAAAACCAAAAAGAGAGTTATGATTGGTGCGATGATCATTTCGTTAAACCGCATGATTGTGTCTACCCACGCTGGAGACGCACACTTATTGCGGAGTCGGATATACGCTTCTGCTACGTGGAACGGATTACTCGGCATCTGCCTTGATTGTAATTCCGCTGCCTGGAAATTTGATCTCCTTGAACGTCCCCGACTCAATGTAGATGAGGTTGGTCCTGTTGGTGACGTGAATCAGCTTCAGGACGAGATCTAGGGTGATCTGGTTGCCCGGCACGAGGAACTTATTGAAGGTGCGCGTGAGATCAATCTCTGTCTCGCGATCCCCCACCCAAACCCACGGGCACTTTGCGGGGATGTCAAACGGGCTGGACGTCCACTTCTTTGGGATCGGATCGCCCTCATATGCCACCACGCACTTCTTGTGACCGTGGGTGTCCACCCACTCTTCAACATACACACAGTCCTCGGGAACTCGCGTGTCAATCTCGTCAAATGAGCTGTGCTCGTTGTCGCCACAGAGATAGTATCGTGACTGAGGATTGTGCTTCGGGACATTTCTGTACTTGTACTCAATCCACTTGCCCTGAACAAACACAGCCCCCCGACCAATGCCGGAAAGGACCGTGAAGATCACTGCGAGAAGGAAAGCGTGAATGTCGTGAATAGAATACATCTTAGAATACTACCTAATCCTTTTTAGATTTGAATTCCGTTTTGGCCGCGGCTTGGCGGGCGACACTGTTGGACTGCTCGGGCACATCCTGCTCGCGCGCATCCTTGTCAGTGAACTTCTCTGTCAGCTGACCCAGGACCTTGGCATCAAACTGTGTTCCGATGGCGATGGCCGTGCCGAGCGCCGTGATCAGGAAGGGCGCCGCCACAAGGAACCACGACACAACCCCCAGACCAATGCCACAGAAGGTGTCAAGCACCATGACCGTTGCGAAGCCTAGAATGACCTTGATGGTGAATGTTACCCACATTCCCAGTGATGCGTCCAGTCCAAGCTGGACAACTAGGAAGATCAGATAAAGAAGCGCAGGCGGGCAAAGATCTTCAATGAAGCGCATTTATGTTCTCCGGAGAAAATGGCATTTACGGAATCTGGCAAAGATACAAAATGTCAAGTGAACAGGATGCCATGGATATTGCGATGGGTTTCTACGAGCACAAGGACACCGAGAAGTTTCTAGCAGAGTGCGCTGCAAAGGGCGTTGTCGTTCACATTGCCGAGGAGAAGCCGGACGAGTTTGTGGATTATGTGGTCGGCGGCGTTATCCACGTTATCCGCTTTGCCAAGCCCGGGAAGCCTGTTGCGATGACGGTTCGTCCGGTGGTTTAAAGTCAATATACCATACATCATCAATGGAGTGCCTTCGTCAGACATATATACATATAATGAGCTGTTTCAGAACAAATGGCAGAACTCATTGCCGATCTTGCCAACGTAGACATTCAGACGGCGGAGAAGGCGCTGGAGGAGCACAAGGAAGTTTGGTTGGCGGTGGATGCCCTCATGTTGAAACCGGTAACAGCAGGGGACAAGTATATCCCGCCCAAGCCGAAAGTCAATACGGGACTTACTTTGGAACAGCAGACAATCTGTGAGCGTGGTCGTTGGCTTCAAGACCGAGTTAACGCTGTATTCTCAGTCGCCCATTCAAAAACGCTACCCCAGCCGGACGACCTACCAGCGGCTCCCGCACCTTCCCCGGTTCTGGTTGGCGAGGCTTCTGTTCCGACGATTGAGGAGCAGCTGACTGGGTTACAACTGGATGCTGACGAGAAAATGACTCAACCAGACCAGATATCTTCGCAGCTTCCGTAAAGAGATTCATAGCAAGAATATGCTGCTTGGACTGTTCCGACCTCTCGGTATACGCATCGCCGTCCAGACTCTCAATTGCGGATTTCCACTCATCAATCGCATCTCGGTTACATCCCAGTCCGGCAGGGTGAATCCACTCATGAAGGCCCTCGGTGCTTCCTCCAGGATAGACAGAAGACGGATTGGGCTTTGAGTACAGAACTGGAATACCGTTTATCATCGCCTCAACTGCGATACGCCCAAAACTCTCATAATAACTAGGCACAAGTAGGATACGTGTGCGCTTGAGGATGTTACGAATATCATCGTCAAACGGAGTCCATTCTACATTGCCAGGAGCCTGAGGAACTCTCAGTTCTCCATAATACGGAAGCACGCCTAGAAACTTGCGATCGGGCATACGTTTCGCCATATCTATGAACTGCGCAACACCCTTGTTCTGATTGGCGTTCACAAGCGTGATACAGTCACCTCGGAAGGGCTCGTTGATCTTCACCTTGTCCAAATGCATAATCGGACGAATCGCCTCTGTGCGAACGATCTGAGACGGCCACGGCTTGATGTTCTTCCGGTAGTTGGGCTCCATGATGCCATTGATGAAGAGTATCATCTCAGATGTCCGCGCGTCTGCATTGATGGAGATGGCTGTGTAGTTGCCGTCAAAGTGGCAAGTGGCGACGATTGGTCGCTGGTAGCTTCGCGAGTTGATCTTGCGCACATCGGGAAGAATGGGTGAGTGCGGACAGATCCAGATATCAGACGACTCTAAGAACGACGATCCCGCGCTGTAATGCATAAATCTGAATCCACGATACGTCCCGCCACTGTATCCCTCCTTCGGAACCTTGATTGTCAAAAAGGCAACCTGATGGCCGCGCTTTTGAAGTTCAATCGCTAAATCTATGTCGTGTAGAAACGCCCCACACAGATCCGGCATCTTGTTTGCGAAAAAGAGAACTTTCATTGTATGTATTTCATAGGAATTTCAAGCCGGGTTCACGCAACACGGTTCTGTTGAACTAGACGCGTCGCATCTCCACCGCGAGTCCACTGTTCTACCCAGTGATTGACATTCTTGTAATCGTTTGCCTTGTACGCGATCAGCGGCTGGTAGAAGTTGGGGATCATCTTGTCCATGATCGTGGAGTTCTCCTTGCGATTCCGAGGGGGAGCGCTACGGAGCAGTCCCGACTCATCGTCCACGGCCATCGGCTCACCACCTGCCAGGTTGGGCGTGGTCGCAAACGGACGAGCCCAGATCTGCTTAGGGCCCTTCTGGCGGTGCGCACCCTCAATACCCCACCGCAGTTCGGTATTCTCGTCTACCTTACATCCACCACCCGGCTGGCCATATCCACCCATGGCAATCATACCGGGCTGATCTGCCATCGCGGACGCGGGGTTCAGTGTATCAGAGCAACCAGCGGTAATGCTCGCGGTCTGGCGAGTCAGGTTGTCCTTGCTGGCAATGGCCGACGTATCCGTCTCGTAACTATCCGCCTTGATACGAGTCGGCGCGAAGAACCAATCGTATGTGTTGGTGGTGTGATTCATCTCTTACATTCAAATCTAGATTTATTCTCGCAAAACGAACTAAGAATCGTCTACGTTCTACAGAAGTAACAGAATGAGTCGCACTCTCCAACCTTGTGATTGGTATGAGCACGATACAGCCAACAAGTATGTCGTGGACGTCTTTGGACGAACGGATCAGGGGAAGGTCGCATGTCTCCGCATCAACGGATTCAAGCCATACTTCTACGTTCGCGGAAGTAAGCCCGATCTCTCTGGCGTTACTTGCACGAAGACTGCCAAATACGACGTCTTTGCTGGATTTGCTGACTTGAAGAAGTCGGAGGTCTGGAAGGTGACGTGTGACACGAAGCAGAAGTTCATGGAGGCTGCCAAGTATAGGAAGGATGCGATCAACTACGAGTCCGGTCTACCTCCCTTTATGCGCCTCTTCCACGACCGCCATCTCGGTCCAGCGAGTGCCCTGGTCTTCAAGGAGCATCGCTTTACGATTCCCGTGGACCGCGACACGGATGAGCCCATCTACAACGTGGATGCCTTCTACCAGTGCGATGTGTCCGAGGTGACTGCATCGGAGGACATCATCCCAATGAAGGTGGCGTCGTATGATTTGGAGATGTACTCCAAGTCCGGCATGTTCCCGCAGGCCAAGAAGGGTGATCCCATCATCCAAATCGGCATCTCTTATCGCTGGTCGGACAAGATGCTGGACCCTATTCGTCGTGTGGTGCTTGTGCTGGGAACTTGCGACGAGTCCGACGATGCCACAGTAGAGTTCGTGGAGTGTGATACGGAAGAGGACATGCTCTTCAAGTTTGCTCACGAGATCCGAAAGGAGAACCCAGACATCATGTGTGGGTATAACACATTTGGTTTTGATGACGCATACATTGAGGATCGGTGCCAACAACTCGGCATCATTGACGCGATTGACCTGTCGCGGTATCAGTCCAAGATGAAGCAAGGCGATATCTGGAAGGTCAAGTTCTCGGAGACCAAAAAGTTTGAGCTGGCCTCCGGCAAGTATGATCTGCGGTATCTGACGCTGCGAGGTCGGCTGGGTCTGGACCTGCTTCTGAACATGAGACGTGAGCACAGTCTGGACTCCTTCAAGCTGGACAATGTGGCGAGCACTTTCTTGCGGGACAAGGTGTTAAAGTATGGAGACGGCAGGATTAGCACGAAGAGTACTCGGGGCCTTATCGTTGGGAATTATGTCAAGTTTGATCTTGTCGGAAATACGAGCGATCCGTACCAAGACGGACGAAAGTTTAAGGTTACTTCGGTGGATCCAAAGGGATTTACAATTGACGGCGGAGATCTCTTCGCGGACCTCTCCGACAAGGACCGATCTTCCGTTGAGTGGACCTTCACCAAGGATGACGTAGAGCCGCACGAGTTGTTCCGACTTCATCGCGAGGGTGGACCGGAAGGCCGGGCGCGGATTGCCAAGTATTGTATCCAGGATTGTGATCTGGTGCTGACGCTGATGGCGAAGCTGGACACGATTGTCAACGCACGAGGTATGGCAGATGTGTGTAAGGTGCCGATGGAGTATGTTCTGCGGCGTGGTCAGGGCATCAAGATCTTCAGCGCCGTGGTGTACTACGCGGCACAGCGTGATCAGATTCTGAGGACACAACAGGCATCTGCGTTTGGAGATGGATATGAAGGAGCGATTGTGCTTCCACCCAAGATCGGAATGTATCTGGATCAACCGATCTCGGTTCTGGATTTCAATTCGCTGTATCCGACGAACATGATTAGTTACAATCTGAGTCCGGACACGCTGGTGTGCGAGCGTGAGTTTGACGTGGACGGTCAGAAGATCCGCCACGAAGGTGTGAAGTCAGAAGACATGGCTGATCTGAGGGAGCGATATACCCTGGAGGAGGTTGAGTATGACACCAAGGATGACAAGGGCGTTATTACGGGAAAGACAATCTGTACGTTCGTTCAGAAGGACGATCGTGCGATGACGGAGGGAGTTCTACCCAAGACGTTGGATATCCTTCTCAAAAAACGGAAGGAGTTCAAGGAGAAGATGGAGGATCAACAATACGATGAAGCTCAGCGATCTGTCTTCAATGGCCTCCAACTTGCTTACAAGGTCGTTGCAAACTCTGTCTATGGGCAGACAGGATCAAGAACCAGCCCCATCCGGAAGCTCTGTGTTGCCGCTTGCACAACTGCAGCCGGACGCAAAGCCCTCTATCTTGCGAAGTCTATCGTGGAAACTGAATATGGTGCGCAAGTCATCTACGGTGACACCGATTCCATCTTCATCCGATTCCCTACAAAGTCCCTGGAAGAGTCCATCGCACTCGGTATCTCCGCGGGCAAGCGAATTACATCCCAATGCCGTAAGCCATACAAGATCGCCTACGAGAAGACATTCTTCCCCTTCATCCTCTTCTGTCGGAAACGATACGTTGGCATGAAGTATGAGGAGGACCCAACCAAGTGTAAGCGGATGAGCATGGGCATTGTGCTGAAGCGACGTGATAACGCACCCATTGTCAAGGACGTGTTTGGTGGTGCGTTGGATGTGTTGATGGTGGAGAAGGATGTCCACAAGGCACAGGCGTTTGTGAACCAGAAGTTGCTGGACGTGATGGAGAACCGTGTGCCGTTGGAGAAGTTCATCATCAGCAAGTCGTTGCGAGATGACTACAAAAAGCCAGAGCAGATCGCACATCGTGTGTTGGCGGATCGTATGGCAGCGCGTGATCCAGGGACGGCACCCAAGGTTGGGGACCGTCTCCAGTTCGTGTTTGTGGCGGAGAACAAGGACAAGGGAAAGCAGGGAGATCGGATTGAGGAGGTTGGGTATGTCAAGTCCAAGGGCCTGACACCCGACACGGTGTTCTACATTACGAATCAGATTCAGAATCCCGTCGCTCAGCTGTTTGCGCTTTGTATTGACAAACTAGAGGGATATGAGGCTCCTCGTCGTCCGAGTTACACGACGATGATGGAGCAGATGTTGGAGAAGCACAACAACGACGAGGAAGAGGCGACGAAGGCTGTTCTCGCCAAGAAGGAGAAGCAGTTGGAGGACATGATGTTTATGAACTCACCGAAGCTGTGGGCCATTGTTCGTCGGAACAAGCGTGGGCCGATGGATGCCTTTGTTCGTCGCGGTTGATTTCGCCTTCTTCCACGCAACCCACGCCGCAATGCTCCGCGGATTCCCCTTCAATACGCTTCTCGGAACGTAATCGCCGTCGGCGTCCATTACTTTCGCCTGCGAAAGGTTTTTCGCTTAGTGGACTTCTTGCCTTTGCGAGTCTTCCTCTTTCTTCCGCCATACTCTGATATTTTACGAATGACGTCCTCTGGAAGTTTCTGACCAAGTGTCGTGGAATTTAGCGCGGCAATCCTGGACTCGTGCGCTTCTTGCATCTTCTTCTTCTGATTATCAATCTCCTTCACATTTTTTACAATCAGGGCTTTCAGTCTGTCCGCACCCAATGCATAGTTCATTGGTCCCGAACTCGGGCCACGCGGATAAGGACGAGTAGACTCGGCAAGCTGCTCCCTCCATCCTTCAAGTTCCTTCCGAAGAGTTGCGAGGCTCTTCGGCATTTATTACTTGCGATAGGTTTTTCGCTTAGTGGACGTCTTGCCCTTACGATACGTTCTCCGTCTTCCTGATCCCCGTGCTGCGACTCTTGCTGCTTGTTCCTCCTGTGCCTTTTTACGAACGATAGCTTCCTGTTTCATTCGCTCTGCTACAGCAGCATCTTCTACTGCTTTCTTTTCTGCTGCTACCCTATCTACTTCCTTCTGTTCAGCACTCCTATATTTTACCATCGTGACCGCCTTCACGTCATAGGTGAATTGGTCGGAACCCTTTTGACAATGATCTGCACTTACAATATCAACACGTTCTCCAAGTCTATTTATACCCGGAGAAACCTGAACGCTCCTATACGACGATACAAATGCCAACTTCTTCTCATTTGGAACGAATTCAAAAATACTACATTCAGATGCTAATGCGGATCGTAGGTGTTCCTCAGTAATTGTAAAATTACCATTCAAGGTAAGACGGAAATAGGGTGTATCTATATGAACATCCTTGGTATACGGACTGCCATCCAACTCCTTCTTACATTCGTAAAAACTAGACGTCTTATCCTTCAAACTGGACTCAATACTCTGCAAATTTATACCGTAATACGAATCATCCACCGTAAATATAATTCTACGTTTGGCAAGTGCATCAAATATTGGAATGTCTTTGTTTAGTGTCATGTCAAACACGTCAGGCAACTCTTTGTATTCAATTTCTCTAACTTCAAGAGTAGGCATAGCAGGTTCATCCCCAAAATCAAGAGCACGAGGGGCAACGGTCCGGTCATCTTCCTCTTCCTCCATTCCCTCCAGGAGACGTAGAATAACAGTAGGGACGGCAACTTCGCCCGGTCTCGCATCGTCCACAATTTCGCTCTGATACTGGAGAATTTCAGACGTAACCTCCGCCTCCAACTCGATAAGCAACAGAATGAGGTTGATGTTCTGAGTGTTCACTGCTCGCCGAAGAGGCGGTTCTGGATGCCCGTCATTCTCTGCATCAAACTCTCGATCGAGCAGTCGAGGATGCGCTTGGAGAATACTGCGCACTTCCAGCAAGGATTCGCGGTCAATCTCATCAAACAACTCCTTTTGTGCAGCAAGTTCCTCTGCGGTCAAGGGTTCCGCATCTGGAACAAGCGTTCCGGTTTGCGACATTATATCATCAACTCAAAAGATTTCACTTGCGCTTCCCTGCGAACATCTTGTAAAGTCCCTTCATGCCACCCGACATCGGAACCGGCGCAGGCTCACATCCACTGAGGAAGAAGGCATAATACGGGTAGTAGACATACGCAAATAAGACATCAAGGATCGCCCAGCCAATGGATCCATACTTCTGGTAGGATAAATACCCCGCACCCACAAAGAATGCGATTGTAATTACGAGCGGAATCAGAGCGAAGATAACACCTACGACACCCCAAGCGCCGGTCGCAGGAGTAACGAGTGTGGCCTTTGCCTCAGGTGTCGGTGTGGCAGGAGGAGTAGGAGTGCTCATTTATTCAACTACACAAGTGATTTTCGTGAAGCGGCCTCAATACCACTATATGGACGAGGAGGAAGAGTATGATATGCTCCATGCGGTCCGCGATATTATGTCAACGAGTCGGTCATTTCACCAGACGATTCGCTATCTAAATAACGATACACGCAACCAGCTTGTAGCGCTCCACGAGCGGAATACAAACCTAGCTCTGGCTCTTCTGCGAACATGGATTATGCAGGAGCAACGACAGACCGTAGTGATGAACATTCCGATTGACGCGAATGGCACGTTTATGGATGCGGTGCCTATCATTCCGACCCAGGCACAGATCCTCGCAGCATGTGAGATCCGCACGACACCTCATGAAGACACAAGTTGTACAATTTGTCAAGAGGACATCCAGGCAGTGAACACTCGTATTCGGTATTGCGGTCACTCTTTTCACAGTAACTGTATTCGTGAATGGTTTGGAATGAACCCTCGTTGCCCCGTGTGTCGGTATGACATCCGCGACTTTCAGCCAACGAACGCATTGAATTCTAATGATCGTAGCATGCACACCGACGGCTAACCGCAGATGGACGTGGGAGTTTTCCAAGGCATGTATGCTGTCTCAGATTCAGAAACCAGATCTATGGATCATCGTAGATAACTCCTCTTCCCCCGAGTATGATTGGGCGGCGTCCAAGGAACTGCCGTGGGTCATGTACACGCGCGTGGCCGGAGAGAAGACAATCGGGGCTCTCCGCAATGACTGTCTGGGTATGGCGTTGGCAGCAGGAGCAGAACACATCGTCTTTTGGGATGATGACGACTACTACCCGCCCACTCGCATCTCTTCGGGTATCAAGGCTCTAATGAACAATCCCGAAGCAGACATCGCCGCTTCCAGTCGGATGTTTTTGTTTTTAGTTCGCGAGAACGTGATGATGGAGACGGGTCCATTTAGTCCGAAACATGGGACCGCCGCAACGTACACAATTCGCAGACGCTACGCAGAGATGCACACGTTTCCAGACAAGTCGCGGGGAGAGGAACTTGAATTTACAAATCAATGGACTGCGAATTTGGTTCAGGTTCCAGCAGAGGAAACCATTGTCGTAATGGGACATGGCAGGAACACCGTAGACAAATCTGAGATTCTACGAACACCCAAAATATACAATGCAAAGATCGCGAACGATGTTAATGGGAAGATGTTCTTTCGCGCACGATGGCCTGTTCCATGGGATCTGTTTCGATCCACATTTTTTGACGCAAGATGTGACCGACTTCCAGAGAGCACTCGGATGGCGCCGTCACGTTCGGCAGACTATCTGATTCGCCATACTGAAGGAATTGTAGAATCCTCCGAACGTCGTGTTTGAATCGTTTCGCGAGTTTTAACACGTCCTGATCTGGAAACAGAACAATCAAATCCATCGGCTTCGGTGGGAAGCATCGGAGTATTTCAACATTCTCCTTCAATTTCATGACTCTCGGAACTTCATTACACGTCATAATGACGGGGACTTTACGATCTCCACTAATCATCCACTCCACGAGTTTGCGCTGAGCATGTGGATCCGATCCATCAATTTCATCCAGAATCAAACACGTTGGCTTTTTATCACCTCGGATGAGGGATGCAATGCTTACGTTATGGCGGCATGACTGAACCAGATTCTCTACATCCGTAAAACTTCGCATAGACCGACTCGCGTTGATTTCTAGCGACTCGTATCCACACGTTCGGGAAGCTGCGAGCGCAATCGTCGTCTTCCCGATTCCAGGTGGTCCATGGAGCAGAATCGCTTGGGGGTATGAGGATGCGCGCAGGTAGCTTTGGAGTCTCGTCTTTACCTCGGAATGACCGATCACCTCATTCAAAAATTCAGGCCGTCTGGTTTCGCTCCACATACCTTGTCTTCGTAGGAGTCTAGAAAATGCTTGCTGAGAACAAGACAATGGATGTCCCGCGTCACGTCTTAAAGACGTACTTTAATGATACCAAGTTTCCACTGATTCAGCATCATGTAGATTCCTTCAATGATCTGCTAGATGTCGGCATTCCTACTTTTATCAAGGCCAGCAATCCCTTTGAGTTAGAGGTCTCTGGAAACCGGTTTGTACGGGCGTATGTGGGTGGCAAGGATGGATCCAAAATACGGTATGCGTCCCCCGTAGAAGACGACGGGACAGCCATTGTCCCTCACTCGTGCCGACTTGACAACCAGACATATTCCATGTCTGTCTTTGCGGAGCTGGAGATTGAGTACTCCTTCCCCGATGGAACGACGGATACGAAGAAGTTCCCGAACGTCCTGATTGGGAAGATTCCCCTGATGCTTCGGAGTCGCCTCTGCTACCTCACCGGACTTGACAACTATGCCATCGGCGAGTGCAAATATGAGCTAGGCGGATACTTCATCATTGATGGCGCCGAGAAGGTGCTTCTCACCCAGGAGATGCTTGGCAACAATATGACTGCCGCTGGCACTCGCAAACGCAAGGCACCCAAGGGAACGAAAGCTACACTGGTCCAGGCAGACGAACCCATTGTGTTTGAGGATGTCGCAGATGAAGATACGGTCTATGAGGAAGTCACGGAAACGTACGTCAGCTTCAAGTCTATCTCCGAGGACGGCGTTCGTGGTCCGTATTCTCACTTCATGACCATCCCGTCTGAGACCTTCAACCCTACCGCAAACAATGGTAATATGGGTCGCGACAACCGCGTCGCCATGATGAATCTCCGCGGCTTCTCCCAGCCCGTTCCGCTATTTAGTCTCTTCCGAGCACTCGGCGTTACGTCCGATCGCGACGTGTATGATACGGTTCTCGCGGGCATTCCGGACAAGGATCGCACGGCATACGATGAGATCCTCTACCAACTGATTCTGTCCCATGACAAGTTCCTTGAGAAGATCGGAAAGTCTGATCTGGAGATCCTGACCGATTTCACTCGCAACAAGTCTCGCTTTGAGATTGTGATTTCCCTCCACGATTCGCTCTTCTCTCACGTGGAGCCGTCCGATGACGATGCCGGTGGTCTATTCCGTCGCAAGGCGTATATGCTGGGTCTGGCCGTTCGGATTGCGTTGGACATTGAGATTGGACGTCGTCCTCCCACCGATCGCGACAACATTCAGTTCAAGCGGTTCAAGACATCGGGCGTTCTCATGTTTGACGAGTTCCGTCGGATCTATCGTGAGATTGGGAAGGAGATGCTGCTCCGCATGGACCGGACCAATACCTTCAATCCTACCACGTATCGCGACAAGGGACTCGTGAATCTGATTGAGCCAGAGAACGTTGGCAAGTACTGGCGTAGTTGGGCGATGCTCAGGGAATACAGCAAGTCCTTCAAGGGTCAGTGGGGTGGACGTGTGGGTATCTCGCAGGAACTCATGCGTGTCTCGTATCTCGCAGTGATTCACCATCTGCGCAAGACAGATCTCCAGATTGACAAATCTACCAGCACAGCTCCTCCTCGCCGAGTGTATGCCTCTCAGTTTGGCGTTCTCTGCCCGGTGGACAGCCCCGACGGTTCGGACATTGGGTACAAGAAGTCGCTGACGATCATGGCACAGGTTAGTACTGCCTTCCCGAGCACAGCCATCAAGAAGATGCTGTTGGAGACAGGTATCGTCCGTAGAACAGAAGACATTCATCCTTCTACATGGAAACCCGAGTGGACTAAGATCTTCATCAATTCAGATTTATTCGCGGTCTGTATCGGCAACACCGAGGAACTCCATAAAGTGTTGGTCAAGGCGCGACGGGAGGGAACGATCGCACACTCTGTGTCTCTGGCATGGATGCGGATTAATAACGAGTACAAGATCTACTGCGATGCGGGTCGGCCGATTCGTCCTGTCTACCGGCCGGGCGTGAAGATAGAGCAGGTGCGGGCAGCAAAGACGTGGGTAGAGATCAGCAAGCTCATTGACTACATTGATGCGTCCGAGTCCGATTCGGTTCGTATCTCTCTGACACCGTATCACCGTACACAGCCGTCTGAGCTTCACATGACATTTAACATGTCCGCTCTGGCCAACATGGTGCCGTATTCGGATCACAACCCAGCTACACGATCTGTGTTTAGCATTGCCCAGCAGAAGTCTGCGGCATCGTGGTATCACACCAACTACAACAAGCGGTTTGACACGATTGGAGAGTTCCTAGCCTTTCCGCAGAAGCCGTTGTCCCAGACGTGGCTCTACGAGGAGATGATGGGTCGTGGTGGTTGCCTTCCGTATGGTGAGAATGCCATCGTCGCGATCACGATGTATGGAGGATGTAATCAGGAGGACTCAGTGCTGATGAATGGTTCGTCAATGAAGCGCGGCATGTTCCAGACCATGTACTACCACAGTTACGATCACGCGGAGGAGATTGTAGATCAGGGACTTCAGACACACACTGAGATCTCAAACCCTCTCAAGAAGGAGGATGTGAAGCGCAAGGATGGATACAACTACGAGATGCTAGACGACGATGGAATCATCAAGGTCAACTCGCTGGTGAATGAACACACCGTTCTGCTTGGCATGTTGTCTCCCAAGACATCTCCAGGCGGCACTGTTCTCAGTTACCGCGATGTGTCCGTTGTGCCGAAGCGTGGACAGATTGGCCGTGTGGATGCTGTCTATCGGTATGTCGCAGAGACACTCAATGGACCGAATGAGACCAAGGTGTATCTGCGTGGAGTGAAGATCCGGATCGTGGAAGACCGTTTCCCGGTTGTGGGTGATAAGATGTCAAGTCGGCACTCCCAGAAGGGCACTGTGGGTCAGATCATGGCCGAGGCAGATATGCCTTTTACATCGCGTGGCATTCGTCCGGATCTCATTTTTAACCCGCACGGCATTCCCACTCGCATGACGATTGGTCAGTTCTTGGAGGCAGGCACAAACAAGATTGGAGTAGAACTGGGTTCTTTCGTGGATGCGACGCCTTTCACCGTGAACAATCGTGTTGCGGATCTTCGGACACATCTTATGCAGATGGGATACGAACCGCAGGGACATGAGGTGTTGTACAACGGAATGACGGGCGAGCAGATGGAGGCGGATATCTTTATGGGCCCGATCTACTACCAGCGGCTCAAACAGATGGTAGAGGACAAGATCAACTATCGGGATACCGGACCGAAGACCATGCTCACCCACCAGCCCACACAAGGGCGTTCCAATGAGGGTGGTATGCGTGTTGGAGAGATGGAGCGCGATGGCCTGGTTGCTCATGGTATGTCCAAGTTCATCCGAGAGAGTTTCATGGAGAGGTCCGATGGCACAGAAGTCTCCTTCAACAAGGAAGATGGCCGGATTGACACATCGCGAGATACTATTGAAATGCCCTACTCCATGGCGCTGTTTACTAAGGAGTTGGAGTCCCTGCATATTACGTTGAAGATGGATACGGATTAATATCCCGACTATTTACAGGTAAGAGGGATGGATATAGTATTGAAGATGTCTGATCACATTTACGTAACAAAGCGTAACGGCGAGCGAGAGCCGGTTTCTTTTGATCAGGTTCTCAAGCGTGTCCAGTCTTTGGCCAATGGGCTGGACCATGTAAATCCCGATCTTGTGGCCCAGAAGGTCTGTTCCCAGATCCAGGACGGTATCAAGACGTCGGAGCTGGATGAGTTTGCTGCGGAGACATGTGCGATGATGCAGGCTCGCCACCACCCGAATTACGGCATGCTTGCGGCTCGTCTGGTGATTGATAACCATCAGAAGCTGACGCCGCCGACACTTCGCGATTGCGTAGACAAGCTCGGAAAGGATATGTTGATATCTGCCGAGTACATCTGGGAGTTGTCAGAGTTCCACGAGGAGTTGGAGGCAATGATTGATTATTCTCGTGATTTTGCCTTTGACTACTTTGGGTTCAAGACGTTGGAGAAGGGATACCTCCTTCGGACTCGCGATGGAAAGCCGTGTGAGCGTCCCCAGCATATGTGGATGCGTGTGGCGATTCAGCTCCATAACGGCAATCTTGAGAAGATCAAGGAGACCTACGATGCGTTGTCGTTAGGTTATTTTATCCATGCGACTCCTACTCTGTTCAACTCAGGCACACAGATCCCACAGCTCTCCTCGTGCTTCCTTCTGACGACTCAGGAGGATTCCATCAAGGGCATCTACAAGACGCTAGGTGACTGTGCGCAGATCTCCAAATGGGCTGGCGGTATCGGTCTGTCTGTCCACGATATTCGCGCACGCGATTCCCATATCCACGGCACGAACGGCAAGTCCACTGGAATTGTGCCGATGCTAAAGGTGTTTAATGACACGGCGAAATATGTTAACCAAGGAGGAAAGCGGAATGGGTCGTTTGCTATCTACATTGAACCATGGCATGCGGACATTGAGGAGTTTCTCCGTCTCAAGCTCAACACCGGTGCCGAAGAAGACCGAGCCCGCGATCTCTTCTACGGTCTCTGGATCCCCGACCTCTTCATGGAACGGGTTGAGGAGGACGGACTATGGAGTCTTATGTGTCCTAATGAATGCCCGGGCCTCGCCGACTGCTGGGGAGACAAGTTCCGAGAGCTCTACAGCTCTTACGAAGCGTCCGGAAAGTTCCGTCGTCAGCTACCGGCCAAGAAGATCTGGCAAATGATCTTGGACGCCCAGATCCAGACCGGAACGCCGTATCTCTGCTACAAGGATGCGGCCAACTCCAAGTCCAATCAGCAGAACCTTGGAACGATCAAGAGTTCGAATTTATGCACAGAGATCATGGAGTTCACGTCTCCCACGGAAACCGCAGTCTGTAATCTCGGGTCTCTCGCTCTTCCCAAGTTCGTAGACAACGGAGTCTTCAACTTTGAGAAGCTCAGACAGTACACTCAGATCCTAATCCGCAATCTGGATACGGTAATTGATAAGACGTTCTATCCTACTCCCGAAACACAGACATCCAATACGAAGCATCGCCCAGTTGGTCTAGGTGTTCAGGGCCTTGCGGATGTGTTTGCGAAGATGCGTCTTCCTTGGTCATCACCCGAGGCAGAGAGGCTGAACCGCGAGATCTTTGAGAACATCTACTTCGCGGCCGTAACGGCAAGTATTGCGCGGTCTGCAGAGAAGACATCCGAGTGGAGGCACTGTGCGATTAATTCGGGAGCTTATCCTTCCTACGACGGATCTCCCGCGTCCAAGGGTCAGTTACAGTTTGATCTCTGGGGACAGCAGCCGACGCTCACACCGTATCTGGATTGGGCGGGTCTCAAGAGCCAGATGGCAACGCACGGTATTCGCAACTCACTTCTGCTAGCACCGATGCCCACCGCGAGCACGTCTCAGATCATGGGCAACAATGAGTGTATTGAGCCCTTCACTTCCAACATGTATACCCGCCGCGTTCTCTCGGGTGACTTTGTGATCATCAACAAGTATCTCGTGGAGGATCTGGTAAAGACAAATAGTTGGACTGCAGAAGTCAGGACACAGATCATCGCCAACAATGGGTCCATCCAGGGCATCGCCGAGATCCCCGAAGATCTCCGTGAACTCTACAAGACCGCCTGGGAAATTCCAATGAAGACCGTGATTAATATGGCAGCCGATCGCGCCCCCTTCATCTGTCAGTCGCAGAGCCTGAACCTCTTTGTAGCCGCCCCCACCTTCTCCAAGATTTCGTCCATGCACTTTTATGCGTGGAAGAAGGGACTCAAGACGGGGTGCTATTATCTGCGGACAAAGTCGGTCGCCAAGGCCCAACAATTCACTGTGGAACCTCCGGCGTGCGTTACTTGCTCGGCCTAGGGATTTTTCTGTCGGACATAAAACAAACAAATGCCTTCCATTTCCCCCGAAGTAGTTGCACCTGGTGGCGCCGCCGCCGAGACGACGATGAAGGGCGGTCGCCGCACCCGCGGTGCGACCGTCAAGCAGATGAAGCGTATGCTCAAGAAGGCCGGCCTGAAGACGACCGGCAAGAAGGCGTCGCTCACCAAGCGCGCGAAGAAGGCGCACCTCAAGATCCGCAAGGGTGGTGCTGACTCCGATATGGGCGTCGTCACCAAGGACGGCGAGAAGTTGACCGAGGAGGTTGGTGGTCGCCGCCGCCGCAGCCGCAAGTCCCGCGGCTTCAAGCTCTTTTAAATTGACTGCCCGATCTCAGTCACAAGAGTAAACAACTCATCACTAAATCCATAATGACATCCATTCGCCTCTCCCGCTGGTGCCTTGCGACTGGACGTGTTCTTGGAATGGACTAAACTTACAATCACATCCTGGGGAGATACCTCCCTGCACATATATTCGCGATCGCGAATGAATGCGCCACCCTCTGCGATCTGCTGATCGGGAAACTTACGCTGGGACCAGAAGTCCCGAGTGAAACACAACGTTGCCTCTGACACACGCTCCGACATAGCCAGTGTATTCGGAGGCACATTCATGAAGCTCTTCTTCTCGTGAATGTCATAGCAAGGAATTGTCGTGCAGAACACAGCCTGCTTCTCCGGAGCAGACTTCATAAACGCCACGCGGGTCAACACGCTATTGTTGGGATAGACATCGTCGTCGTCCATCATCACCAGCACATCATGTGACGCACTCTCAATACCAAGATTGCGCTTGGCTCCAATCGTCATCGGGTCGTCTGACAGAACATACTTTACATTCGGCATCTCCGACACGAGATCCTTGATCTGATCGTTACCGTCATCCACAATCACCCACTCAATCTTGTCCTCGGGATACCCCTGTGCGACAATACAGTACTTGGCGAGAGGGATGAAGGCCCGTCGGTCACGCGTAATGGTGATGATGGATACATTCGGCAGTTCATCTTCCTTTGGAAAGTGATTTTCCAAGGTATATTCCGGAATGTCCGAGAGGCTCTCCTTCATATAACGCGAAATCCACTCTACAAATGTCTGGTGGTGTCTCTCATACAAAGCACGGGACTCCTGCGACATCAACAGCTTCTCATGAAGAGATAGTTGGGCATAATGTTGGAATGCCTCCATCATAGACCGTAGATCCACATCCATAAGAGTTCCGAGGCACTGCGGATGTTTGGTTCGTTTGAGTTCGGAAACCCAAAGAGAGTTATTCGGTGCAAGTTCAATGAATGGCTCAATCGGGCTCGCCATCAGAATGCTGCCCGTTGAGAGCGCCTCATTCACAGCATGACCAAATCCCTCGGCAGCAGACATACAGACACAAAGCCCACATTCCTGGAGAAGCTCATCATACTCCTTCTCAGGCATCACCTCAGAATGAAGGATGATCTTGCCAACCAACGACTCGGGTAGTTCGGGAAGAGGAATAGCCTCCGGAGAGTGGACAACGTGAAGTTCAGGAAGCATCGCATACAGACTGGGGTTCTGCTTTTGGATTGCCATGTAGCATTGGATGATAGGGCGAGGGTTGCGCCATACGTTCTTGCCGGCAGGAACAATCGCCTTGTTGAAGTTCTTCGTCTCAGGAACAACCTTGTCAATGGACGTCCAACCGATATACTGAACGACTACCGGGTTCTCTGTTGTAGACTGGTTCTTCCACTCATAGAACTGGTTGTATGCCTCGCGTGTCTTGACCCAAATCTCATCCACCATGCGGCTGTAGGGCTGCCACGTCTTGTACGTCCACTCCGGATTCGGGATCCAGATGTTCTTTGCGGCATATGGAAAGAGGGCAGGATTGATCACCTCAATGAAGAAGTTGATCTCTGCCTGCTGACACTGAGGATAGAAGTGAGGCACGTGACGGATCTGCGTGTCCTTCCCAAAAACGTGCGCAATGATACCATGGAGAATATGGACGTCCTGAGAGACGCCGGTATTCTTCTTGTGATTTCCAATAATATTGACTCTCATTTAGTTAGTTACAAGGCTCGGCGAGTAAACTTCTTACCGCGTGGCATTTTGCGACACGTGCGAGGCTTATTATGAACCAACCGCTTCCAGGAGATCTTGTCGCGAGGAGCACAGGTCGTAATAGACACTCGGCGGTCATAGAGCCATTCAAGGTCCTTCATGGGAAGAGTCTCTACGCTGTTGGGTATTCTTTCGTGATTGTCGTTGAGCAGTTCACATAGCTCCTTCATTTGAGA